CTTTTACTCTTAGGTTTTCTAGCGTTTGCCACTCAGCCTGATGTACCTCGCATCTGTTGAGCCCCTTGGTCAGTTGTCCACAAACAATGCAAGGTTTTGGGAACCTACCCATCCTTTCCCCAACCTTGACCTTTGAATGTAATTGCTGGTGCTGAGTCGTAGGCTCTAGGCATTACCTTCTTACAGTTGATGCAGACAGGTTTGTGTTCCTCGTCTGCTATGCCCCTGATGATTGTTAGGGTCATGCCACAGTCTGAGCATTTGTAGTCATAAGCAGGACTCAAAACAGTACCTCGTTTTCTTTTAGCTTCTCTTGTTCTTTAGCCTCGGCAACTAAGGCTTCTGCGTGTTTCGGTCTGCCCTCGATGATTGGCAGGTATTCCTCGGTCATCTCTATCCCGATAAAGTCAAAGCCCTGCAAGATTGCTGCCTTGCCTGTTGAGCCTGAGCCTGTAAAAGGATCTAGGACTACACCGCCTGGTGGGGTGACTAGCTTGATTAGATACTCCATTAGCGTTGTTGGCTTTACTGTTGGGTGAAAGTTCTTAGCAGCACCTGACTTGCCAGCATAAGGGTTCTCGAAAGTAGTGCCATCTGCTTTTGTCATGACTAAACCAGCCGAACCTTCTTTTCTACCTGTCATGTATGAGCCAGTCTTTTCCTCTAGCTCATCAAGCCCTTCGTTCCTATCACGCTTTGAGGCTTTAGCTACATAAAAGAATCGAGATGCTCCCCCTGAGTCGTTATGTTCTTGCCCTGTCCTGTTGAGTGCTGAGGTAAAGACTGTCGGGTCATTGTTTGAGGTTCTTGATTTTCCTGCTCGGCTAGTGCTTTGCCCACTCTGCTCATCTAGTAGCTCTGCTGTGTAAGGGTCAAGGATGATGTTTGCTGGCCATCTACCTTGAGTGTTATTACTCATGATGCCAATGCGACCTTGCTCACCACTAAATACCCCACCTTTGGTATTTGGCTGCGGCACGCTTTGAATTGAACCTGCAATCCTTGACCCATCTATGTTCAGCCCACCTGTGCCCCACTTGAGGACATTAGCAGCGACAGTTCCCTCGATAGGTTTGCGAGCTACAACTATTGGCTCAAGGGCTGGCTTTAGTGCTGTTCCCCATCCTTGCCATTGTTTAGCTTCTGGGGTTGAGGGTGCTGTTTCATAAGCTGTCTTGCCGACTGTGCCGAGTTCATAAAGGTTTTCCTCTTTTATTGCTTGTTCCCTAGAGTTTGGGTTGCGACCTATAACCTCACGCTCTGCCCCTGCTTGCTTGTCAATCGCCTTGCTTACATCCAGCGACTTAGGGAACCCTGACCCATACAACCAAGCCATTGAGTCCCTGATCTCAAACCCAGCATCCTCAATACCTACTGCAACCCTGTGCCAAGTACGAGTGCCACCAAAGCTAAGTAAGTGTCCACCTGGCTTGAGCACTCTTAGGCATTGTTGCCAGAGGTCAACAGAATAAGCAATACCGCTTGAGTCCCACTTCTTACCCATAAAGCCAAGCTCATAGGGTGGGTCGGTGACTATTGAGTCAACGCTGTTGTCGGGTAGCGTGGGCAGGATGTCTAGGTTGTTGCCTAAAAGTATTTGGTAAGTCATCTCTCTCTTTTCCTGCAACTTAGAGTTTGTAAACAGTGCCTGTAAAGTCTTGACCCTTGACAAGTGGGAACACTAGAAGCCCTGGGTCAGAATCATCGCCACCCATGCCAGTCCTGTACCAAGAGCTTCCTGAGTCTAGGGTCGGGCACTGAATCACCCAGCGACTGTGATTGTTGCGTCTGCCTGACTCTTTGATTGTCAGGTGATGGAAGTGCCCATGTATCAGGATGTCTGCGTCTTTTACTGACTGGTTGCCATGCGACTGGTTTCGCCACCACTGCACAATGCCATCGGGTCTTGCAGCTTGATGCCCATGCACTAGACCAAGAATCATCTCTCCATCACCCCAAACATCGAGGGCAAGTGATTCATCGTTAGCTTGTGGCTCGTAGAACTTGACTGGCAGACCAACCTCTTGGCTCAGTCTTGCAAGCTGTCGCTGGATGTGGATGCCCCAGTCATCGAGAGCTGTGCCGAGTTTCATCTTGCCTACTCGCCAAGCACAATGGTTAGAGCCAACAGAAGCAGCAGTGATAGGTGCATACCTGGCGAGTAGCTTTAGGGTTTCCCACTCAAAGGTTGCCTCAAGATCTACCTGCTGCATCAAACTGAGGTCATTGGTCCTGTTGGGGTTTCCACCTGACTCAAAGCCCTCAATGCTGTCCCCAACATTTAGGAAGTAGATGTGGTCAGGCTTTTCTCTTTGTAGGTATTCTGCAAGCTTGCCTTGCTTCTCTGTAATGCGTTCGATTAGCTCTGGGGTGCCACCTCGGATGTCCCCTGCCTTACCTGTCTGAGTATCTGACCAGCAGACAACAACAGCCTTCTCGGTTTTTTCTTTTGGCTGTGCAACCTTGACTGGTTTTTTTGCCTGAGCGTAAAGCGTTGGCAAGTCAATCACTGCTGTGCGAGTTCTAAAGGTGAACCGCCAGCTAACCAGCCAATCCCCACCCTCACGCTGTTGCCAACGAGAGGTTCTGATAGGGCCGTAGATTTCTATCAGTGATGGGTCGAAGCCTTGATCAAGTAGGAATTGGTCAAAGTCTGGCTGGTTGCCGGTGGTCGGTGGTGTGGTTGCCTCGCCGCTAGTTCCATCGAACTGAACTGCTGGCCGCCAATCTTTTGGTGGGGTTATCTTTGGTGCTGGTTCAAGATTTTCTAGCACAAGTGCACCTTCCTAGTCTGTGCATCCTCAATGCTTGGTCGCTAATCTGCAAACCTCGGTCGCATAGTTCCCTTGCTAGTCCTGAGTGAGTCCACAGAGGATTGGCTAAAGCTTTTTTTAGCATTTCTTGATCTTCAGGTTTTAGTGCATCGTGAATAGTTCTTATTTTGCAAGCACCAATCTTAACTGGTGGTTCTAGCCCTTCAAGCATTTCTGCCCCCTCTTACTTTGTTCCTCGTGTGATGTAAGCCCTGACAAGTCTGCCAAGGTAAAACTCAAACCTGTACTTGTACCAGCGTAGTAGGTGCTTCCAGTTTGTCTTGTGTCTAATCATTCTGTGTTTCGCCATTGTCCCTCACCGCCTCGATAATTTCAACAATGCGTTCCAGTGTGTCTAGGTCGGCTGTCATGCTCAGGACTGCATCCTGGTGCATTTCTTGGATGACTCGCTCGGCAAAAAAGTCAAGAGTTTCCTCATGGCCTTGTCGGTATCCCTCAGCAAAGCCTCGATACCAAGTGTCAACTGCTTTTCTTTCAAGCAGGTTGCGATACATGGACTTAAGGCTTGCCATCTTGCAACTCCTGTGCCTTAGCGTCAATCTCCTGCAGAATCTTGGCAAGCTCTTTTAGCTCAATGCTCAGTAGCTCAAGCCTCATCTCTATCTCGGCAAGGTTCATTTGGTACCTGCCAAGTTAGCCCTCATGTCTGAGTTGTATCTGCCCTCAATTTCGGCAGCTATGTCCTCGGCTGTGGCATCTGGGTGATAGGCGATGTATTCAAGGATGGCCTCACGCTCGTATCGCTTGCCATTGTTGAAGCCTGATGTGTATTGGCTATCAGTCATGGATGGTGCCTCGTATCCTGGCGATTACAAAGTCAAAGGCACTGACCCACTCTTTACAGCCATCACAGGTGCATAGGGTTTCATCTTTTGTTTCTGCCAGCAACCTAATGATGTGCTCACGCTCTGCTTGCATCCCATGATTGAAAGCTTTGATGGAGCTGGTTGCAATAATGTCCTGTAGCTCGCTCACATCTCCACCTTTGGTCGCTGGTCAACTGTGTGTAGCTCGTTGAGGATCATGTGTCCGGTGGCAATGTCAAGCACACCTGAGATGCGTAGAGCCTCGATGATTGACCAGGTTGCTTTTAGCTGGTCACGCCTTCCCTTGTTGTAGGCAGCGAGCTTATCTTGTGGAATCTGAGAAACGGCTATCTGTATCAACTGGCACCCCCTCAATTAGGTCAATGATGATTGTGATTGCTTTGGTTGGCTGTGGGTAGGCAGCTTTGATAAGTCGCAACACCTCATCCTTCATTAGCATCCTGCCCATGTGTATGCCATCGGCTTTTGCTACTCCAAAGTTGTATTGGTTCGGGTTGTAGTCCATGACTGCAAACTCGATTGGTTCGGGGTTATAGTTGGCCATTTTCTCTCTGTTCTATGTAGGTGTCGGCGATGTGTTGCAACAGGGTTAGTCTGGCAAGTTGCTTCTGGATGTGGTACTTGTCTGTTTCAGGGTTGCCCCCTTTTGACTCGTACTCTGCGTTAGTCCAGAGCCTTGCTTCCTCTAAGACTTGAGCAAGGTGTTTTTTATTCATCTGGCACCCTTGCGAGTGAACCAAAGTGCGATGACAAAGAAGTGAATTGCAATCAGCACACACCCGATTAGGTAGCCGAGATTGAAGTTGTATTCCTGAATTGCCAGAGTCATCCCAAAGGATAAAAAGATGCTGACTGTAAGTAGCCAACCTTTCATTTGAATCTCCTATCTGGCTCCCCTTGAGCCATAACTAAACTCTATACCTGTTTTTTGAGTTTTTTGGGAGATTTTTAGGTTTTTTTGCCTTTTTCGGCGTGTCGCAATAAACCCCTAGTTGAGGGTTTTGACCTGAATAGTGGCACCTGGCTCGATGCCTTGAGCGTAGAGCTTCCTAGCAGAAACCCTTACTATCCGGCTATCATCCACCACAATCCCAGAGTCTTTGAGGCTATCAAATACAGCTCTCACTAGCTTGTCCAGCGGTCAGAGGTCGGGGGCTACTGTAGGCAACCCCCGACTCACTGTCTTGCCTCTCGGTAGGTAAAAGTTGATGATGGCCTCACATGGCTCATCTATGGGTTGCCAATCTGCTGGCAGGGTTGCTAAGGCTGTTTGGGTAATGGCGTTTCGCCAAGCCTTGTGTTTCTTGCTGTTGACCTGAACTATTCGGCCCTGCATGATTGCGTGACTGCCTTGGCTGGCAGGATCACCAACAACACTAAGGCTTACTTCTGCCATACAGTTCCCATGCTCCAAGTATGGCAGCAAGGGTGTAGAGAATACCGAGGACTAGCCCCCACACAGCCAAAGGGCTAAGTGTGTTGAGCGATAGGTTGAATAGCACCCCAGCAGTAAGCGTGGGGACTAGCCATCGGAGTGTTTTCCTCAAAAGGGCATTGGCTCCGAGTGAGTTGGCTCAAATAGTGACTTGACTAGCTGGGCTGGGTCAGCAGGTGTGATGTATGGGTTGTTGATGCTGATTTTGATTGACTGACCAGGCTCGCCGTTGCGGTTTAGCTTTGGTGAGCCGTCAATGTTGGTCCATGCCTCAATCTCTGCTGAGAATAGACCCTCGACAGTTAGCTGGTCACCGATGTCATAAGTGGTCGGTTCCTTTAGCCAGACTGTGTATTGTCTGTCAATCGTTTCACCGGACTTAGCCTTGTAAGACTCAGTGACTGTTAGGCCTTTGCCTTCCCAAAATACTTTGGTGACTGTGCCCTTTACTTTGATACTTGCCATCTCTTTTTTCCTTATCTCTTGTTGATTTGTTTACTCTAGTGGTCACCTAAGACATGATTGGGGTTGGTGCAGTCTGTGTGCCCACAAGATCTAATGCCAGGTAGGACTGGCTGGCCGTCAAAGATTGGGATAGTGAGGGTTGCCTTGTCAAACTCGCCTTGCCAAGGGATGCACTTCTCAGAGCCGTACTTGATGACCAAGGCTCGGTGCATTCGGCAGGACTGGCACTTGAGGTCTTTACGCTTCCGCTTATGGGTGTTGACCTTCCAAGTTGCTCCACATCGGCAACACAAGGCCACATTGTCATCCACGCCATAATCTTAGCCCTCGACAACTCTGGCATGGTGACCCTCGAACTTTAGCCACGCCTTATTTGTTGTGCCATGTCTGTTTTTAGCGACATTGAGAATCATCTGTGAGCGTTCCCATTCTTGGTCACCCTCGACCTGTTCCCTGTGCAGCAAGATAACAACATCGGCATCCTGCTCAATGCCACCTGAATCTCTTAGGTCAGCCATGTCAGGCTCGGAGTTCTTTCGTTGCTCTGGTCCTCGGTTGAGCTGGGCTAGTGCGATGACCGGAACCTCTAAATCTCTGGCAAGGTTCTTTAGCCCGATAGAGATGTCAGTAATCATCTCGTATCGTTTCCTGCCCTTTTCTGTGTCCTGAATCAAACCGAGGTAGTCAACGACAATGGCGTTTAGGTTGCCATCGGACTTTACGCTGTTTGCTAGTGCCCTAATCTGCTGGATAGTCTGCCCTGACTTGTCGTGGATGGCAAGCTCGTGTTTTGTGCCCTTGATTGACTTGGCTATCTTTTCCCACTCGTGATCTCTAATGGTTCCCTTCTCAATGTTGCCGAGATAGACAGAAGCTTCCATCGCAATGATGCGGTTGTAGAGTTCGGCCTTTCCCATCTCAAGGCTGTGGAACGACACAGGGCCAGTCTTAGACAAGTGCCAAGCTAACTGCACCCCAACGATTGTCTTACCCACACCTGGTCTGGCACCGATGATGTATAGAGCACCTGGTCGCAATCCCCCAATGATGTTGTTGAGCTGTTCCCAGGGTGTCAGCGGATAGTTGCGTGGCTTGTCTAACTCATCAAGGTAAGGGATAAGTTCGTCATCAACATAGCTCGGCTTGACTGCGATGTTTCTCTCGATGATTCCGTCAATGCTTTTCTTAGCTTTTTCCATTACCTCTGCAAGGTCAGAGTGCTTGGCTGTTTCGCTGATAACGGCAGCAGTGGTGCTTAGTCTGCGTCTAGTGCTTTCCTCAACAACCTTGCTGGCGTAAAAGTTTACGCTGTTAGCAGTAGGTGTAGCAGTCACACAGTCATGAAGGTAGCTGGCAAGCTTTGGCAATCTAGCCCCGACAGTGACAACATCTATTGGGTTTCGGTGGTGCTTCATCTCCAACATGGTCTTGTAGATAATCTCGTGGCTTGGATCTAGGAAGTCATCCGGTGCCAAGGTCAGGTCATCGAGTGCCTTGCCGTTGGTCAGCAGGACAGAGCCGATTACCGATAGCTCAAACTCACTCATGCCATTTACCAATCTTTAGCTTTTGCAATGGTTTGTTTTCTTGCACTTGGACTGTATCGTAAAGCTCTTTGTTTAGCCAAGAGGCTGGGTATGGGATGTATTGCTGGTCGGGCAGTTTGCTCTCAGAGTATGCCTTAGCCAGCTCAATCAACTCATCAGCGGTTTTTCTTTTAGTTGCTTGTTTCCAAGCTTTTAGGGCATCAGCTTTAGCTACCTTTTTAGGGTAGTAATTCCAGAATTTATCAAAACCTTCAATGTCGCTTTTAAGTGATGGTTCTTTGATGGTTATATTGATGTTTTGCGTGCCAACAGGTGTCACCCCTGATTTACCTGAGCTGTCACCCCTGCTTACCCAGTCTGTCACCCCTGATGCTGAATCTGTCACCCCTGGCACAATCGTTATCCAGTAAAGGTTGGTCTTGTATTGGGTCTTTGTCGGTGCGTTTTGCAGCTCAACTTTTAGCTCACCCAGCTCAACAAGTTCTTGAATGTCACGCTTGACTGACCTCTCCGAGCTGTTTGCGTATCTTGCCAGAGTAGAGATAGAAGGCCACGCACCATGATCTCCAAGGTGGTTGGCAATACCTAACAAGACAAGCTTGGCTCTGCCGGTGGCTCTGGAATTGTTTAGGACTAGTGATACTGCTTCAATGCTCATCTTGCTGCTGCTCTCTCAGCCATCAGCATCATGACAGTTGGGCTAATGACTCTGTTATCGTAGCCCTCTTTGACCAGCATTACCCATTGGCCGTTGTCGAGTCCCATAGCCTGATAATCCATCTCGGCCATAAAGATGTTGCCGCCGTACATTGACAGCACCTCAGCGAGGTTTTTATTTTCCCAGTTAAACATAAAATGTGCCTTTCTCTGTTGAGTCGGCACACTATGATTGGTAGCGATGCCAACAGCTTGATTGTTGGTGTCACGCCCTCTAGGAGTTTCGGCTTCTAGGGGGCACTTTTATTTAGTTATGTTTTTACCTTAGCACCTGTTTTGTATGAGGTGCAGAACCCCAGCGGTTTGATCGAGTCCTAAGACTTACAGGGACCGTTCTGGGGTGTCCGGTATCAGAGTATCAAAAGTATTCGACATCATGGTTAGGCACAGGTGTCCTGTTGAAGTCGTTATCTAGTAGCCACCAGCCGTCACCCATGTAAACAGGGGTAAACTCAGGCACCTGGTGTCGCTCTAGCTTCCAGCCAAATTTACGACCAAGGTCAGCAAACTTAGCGTTGGACTCAAGCATAAAGTTGGCAGCACTGCAAAGCACAATGATGTTGCTAGGTCTGTCTAAGGCTCGACTGCCACCCATGCCTCGGTTAGCTCGGTGCTGTGGGATAAGCGTGTCATCGGTAGTTCCACAGTGACTACAGCACTTGTCACGATCTAGAAACTTATAAAACTGTTTTTTATTCATTCTGGCAACCTGTAAAAAATAGCTCTCTTTTTTTACTCATCATCATCCCAAGGGTCGTATTTTCTGGCTGGCATCTCACCTGGTTGAAATCCCATAGCAAGCTGTGTATCTGCTAAACCGCTGGTTGGTGTGTCGGTTATGTCTTGCTCTTGGCAGGTGTGTTTCCTTCGCCACTCTCGGACAAGTTTGAGTGGCTGAGGCTCATCAGTTTTGAACTTGGCACCACAGGAACAGGTTTCGGCTATCACTCGGCAAGGCTACCAGCTAGGCGTGTTTCCACTGTATTTCGACATTTTTGCTGATTACAGCCATCATTGTGGCTTGATCTGACAGGGTTTTTAGCTTGGTTCGGACCCTGTTGTATTCGGCCTTGGCTAGGTCAGCCTTTAGCTTTTCATCTACTGCTTGCAACTTAGCAAAAGCCTGTCGGTCTGCAACTGTCCCAGCGTTGTTGATAAAGGCTAAAGACACTGCCTTGTCATAAGCGGCTTCTGCATCAGCCATCTTGCACTCAGCGTCATAGAGGGCACTAGCCCCCTTGTCCATCTCCGTTGTTATGCGTTGGAGTTCCTGGACTATGTGGCTCGGTGTAATAATTTCCATCTCTTAGCCTTCTCGCTCTCTCTCTTTGTAGTTGCCACAGCTCTGATACAAGGTCAAGTTCGCCTCGCTCAAACTGCTGTTGCAGACACTCTTGCAGCTCAACTATTGAGGTTAGAAGTATCCTCTGTGCTTGTCGGTCCAACTGCTAGTTCCTGTATCTTTGCGAGGGTTGCCGGTGCTGCTTGAGCAGTCTTGGCTTGGCTGTATAGCAATCGTAGCCCCTCGATGTCATTGCCTAGATCTGTTGCCATCGCAATCCAGTCTTTGCTTGTTGCTTTAGGTGTTGCACCTCTAGCAACTTTTTCCATCTCTTGTCTGCTTGTTCTCTTGTTGCCTGAGTATCCAGCGTTGGCTAGTGCTCTACCGATGGCTGAGGTTTCAGCGTTCTCTAGTGCAGATGTTTTGTTAGCCATGCCCTGACCATCAACTTCAAAAGCTAGACCTGTTGCTTTTGGCTTGTCGGTAATGTCGTTGAGGTAAACCGATGCCTTGACAACCCAGGTGCTTACTTGTCTGTCCTGCAAGGTAGTGATGTTCTCAGTGATGATTCTGCCATCGGGGTTGTCTTTATAGAACCGCCTGATGCGTTCCTCAACTGTTTCGTAATCGTTTAGGTTGAACTGTGCCATTTACTTACCTTTCTCGTGGTGCAGGTAGGGCATCCCACCTGCTCTTGATCTCAGGCTAATGAGGTGGTCCCCATAAACTAGCCCTCTCTTTTTACCTTCCATAGCTTTTACGACTCTACTCTTTAGCTCTGTCAGTTTGGTGTTAGCTGCCTCGGCATCTGTCACAGCGTTGAAGTAGTGCACTCCTAGCTCATCTAGGTCAACCTCGCCATCCTCAATGTTGGGGTTTAGTGCTCTCACTGTTTCTAGTGTTGAGTTGCTACCATCCCAGTCAGGCATCTTTAGCTCTAAGCAAGCGTGTCTAAATCTGACAGCAGCCTCAAATAAAGTATCAGCCTCAAACTGGTCCCACTCAATGTCGTATTCCTGGTAGCTCGACCCTGCAAGGGCAACAAGCTTGGCTTGCCGGATACCAAAGACCTGCATGTACCAAAGCACCTGTGCTCGATAAGACTGTGGCACTTGTGTCCAATAGTCACGAGAGAACTTGACCTCAACAATGCCCCAGTTGCCATCGGCATCTAGGTAAAGACCATCTGGGTTTGCTCGCATCCAAGGGTAAGTTTTGTTTGCCCAAGTTCCTGTTGTCAAGACTGTCAGCTCAGGGTGCTCATCTGCAAACAGTTGCAGGATTGGTTCCTCAAGAATTGTGCCGAGCTTCATGCTCATGTTGGGCGTGACCTCATCAGGGATCTGTCCTGTTTTCTTTGCCCAGAGTGTGATGGGCGAGGTCCAGCTCGATAGTCCTGCACAAGCGGCAATGTCAGAGCCACCGATTACACCTGGCTCGTTGCGTAGCTCATGCCATTCAGGACTGCCGTTAGCAAAGTCCCCTAGTAGGACTGCATCAAGCAACTGGTTTGATTCGCTTGGTAGTTTTGATACTGGCAAGGTGTTCCCTCTCTTTCATCTTGTCCGGCAACCCACGCTAACTCTCTCGGCGTGGGTTTGCCATTTAGGTTGACTTTAGTCTAAGTTGACCCTATGACAAGACAACTTGAAAGAAAATACAT